TTTGAATCTGTACTGCGGCGACGAAATGCTTTTAGGCGTCGAAGCGATCACGATGCAAAACAAATACGTGTCCGTCGCAATTCCAGTGACGCGCGTTCGGTTTGCGGAGGAGAAGCCGGCAAACCCCGTCTATGAAGTCAAAGACGGAAACGTAATCGACTTCGCGAAATTCCGTGCATATCAGGAGAATAAGCACGATGCCTAAGCCTACTCTTTTCATCATTGGCGCCGACAAGGGCGGCGTTGGCAAGACCAAGACGACGCGAGTCTTTCTCGACTATCTGTCGGCGAATGGAATCGACTTCAACGCGTACGACACGCAACAGCCTGAAGGCGCGCTTGTGAAGTTCTTCCCGGACAAGACGCAGGTTGTCAATTTGCGCAAGTCCGACGACCAAGTGAAGGTCTTCGACAATCTGACACCGGCACGCGTTGGTGTTATGGATATCGAAGCCGGCTTGCTGTCGAAGACGCTTGACGACATGAAGGTAATTGGCCTCTTGGACGCGGCGAAGCAAGGGCAGTACGTCGTCAACGTGTTGCATGTGCTTGGCCCCTCGTCGCAGTCGCTTGACGAAGTCGACGCTGTAGCCAAAGCGCTGAACGGCTCGCGATACATTCCGATCGCCAACCATATCAACGACACGGAATACGTTGCACCGGAAGGCGCAATTCACATTCCGAAGCTTGACGAACTGGCTTCAAAGGCGGTCGACGCAGCGAAGCTGCCGTTCAGTGCATTCACGACTAGCGGCGCGTCGTTCACGCTTCGCGGCTACGTCCGTAGCTGGATGGGTCTTTGCTTCGAACAGTTCAACCTGAAACAGTTGAACGTGTTGACGTGAACGGCTGGATATTAGCTTTCACGATTGCGACGCTGTATTACGTCGCTCATATCGCCGACGTTCTTGATCGTACGTCATGTCTTACGCACTGACCCTTTGCGCTAGCGCCATGTTCGGCGCTGGCGCAATGCTTTTGTTTTTGGGGTTGTTCTTTGCCAAGCCGGCCGCAACAGTTCAGGCCGAAGCAATGGCGGCCATACACGAAGAAATCAGAAAGCTTCTACACAAGCACCGCTTGGCGCGCTTTGCGCGCGTCATGTCTGAAGCGCGACGGCTACCGGTGCACGATGCCCGGTTGCACGACACCAACGCACAGGTTGACAGCGCACCATATCGTTGAACGCACTGAAGGCGGAAGCGATACGTTGGATAATCTGCGCACGCTGTGCACGAACTGTCACAACAAGATACACGGCTTGAAGGGCTATCGCTTATGATTGCGAAGCTTTCCACTAGGGATTGCGTTCTCTTCTTGGACATGGAACCATCCGGCCGGTTGTAACCTAGTGAGGGAGTCTTGCTATGCGGTCCCTTTGGATGATTTGGCCGGTCGCACTGATGTCGCTTACTCCACCGGCTTTGGCAGATACGTGGCAGCCCGTCTTCGTGGAAACCGCTGCGTACACAAACCGATTTGAAATAGAGGCCATTGTTGTCAATCTTCAGTCCGCGCACGGTGACCTTTGTTATTTTTTATTCGACACGAGTACTGCGCCATGGACGGTTACCGTAAATAGTATCTGTGCGCCCATGGAATATTCTGGTTCTTCGCCGCAAGCGGGGGCCAATCTCGACATGGGCCCGTCCTCGCGCTCGAGTGTCAATGCCACCGGCACTCCTGCAGTGGTATTTGTTAACCAGTATACTGGTTTCATAACGGGATGCGCTATGTCGGGGTCGACATCCAAACCGACTACGGAGATGTTTTGTGGCAGCCTCCCCCTTAGATGAGAAGCAATCGCTGCCACGGGCATCCTCATAGTAGGGGGCCATCAATCTTCAGCGATTCAGGGGCTCTAACCGGCCCATGGCAAAATTTGCATATCCACAAAATGGGGAGTTTTTGACCCCTTAAGAGGTTTTGAGTCCAATGGCTAGACCAAGCAAGCCAACGGCTGTGCTTGAGCTAGCCGGCAGCTTCAAGCACAACCGGGCACGCGGCGAGGCTCGCAAGCACGAGCCGAAGCCGAACGGGCCGCTGGGCGACCCGCCGGAACACTTCGACGAATTGCACCAAAAGCAATGGCACGTCATGGCAGCCGAAGCCCATTGGCTTACGAGCGCTGACGCCTTCATGCTTGAAGTTGCCGTCAAATACATGGTCCGGTTCATGACCGGCGTAACCGACTCCAAGTCGGACTCTTTGCTTATCAACGTTCTGAACAAGTTAGGTTTTGGCCCTGCCGAAAGAAGTAAAATCAGCGCGCCGGGCGCCAAAAACAAAGACAACGAAGACGCCAAAAAAGGCTTCGCCAAGTTTAAGAAGTAAGTACCCGCATTGCTTTGCGGGTATCGACTATTGCAAGGCGGTTGTTGCCGGCATCATTCCGGCCTGTCTCTTCGTTCAGCAAGCGTGCAAGAGGCATTTAGATGACCTTGAGCGCAAGAACTGGCCCTACGAATTCGACTACGCCAAAGGCGAAGCCGTTGCTGAATTCACTTGTGAGTTTCAGCATATCAAGGGGCCGCTCGCGGGCACTAACATTACGCTTGAAGGTTGGCAATCGTTCCTACTTACTTGTGTGTTCGGTTGGGTCTTCAAGTCGACGGGCAAGCGGCGATTTCGCCGCGTCTACGTCGAGGTGCCGCGCGGCAACGGCAAGACGACGATTAGCGTTGCCCCGGCTCTTTACATGCTGGCGGCGGACGGAGAAGGCGGCGCCGAAGTCTACAGCGCGGCCCGCGTAAAGGACCAAGCGAAGATTGCCTTTGGCCTTGGCCAACAGATGGCGCGCAAATGCCCTGACTTCCGCGAAGCGTTGGGCGTTGAGGTTGTCGCGCACCGTATCGTACAGGCGTCGTCGGCTTCGTTCTTCGAAGCGGTGTCGTCGGACGCGGATTCGCTTGATGGTAAGAACGTTCACTTTGGTCTAATCGACGAAGTGCACGCGCACCGCTCGCGCGACGTTTACGACGCTATCGAAACGGGCTGCGGCAAGCGCGACCAAGCTTTGCTATGGGCGATCACCACGGCCGGCAGTGATAAGACCGGCATTGCGTACGAACAACGCGCATACGTTATCAATATCCTGAAGGGTCTAGTCCAAGACGAGTCATACTTCGGTATCGTTTACACGGTCGACGATGGCGACGATTGGACGGACCCGGAGATTCACCGGAAGGCGAATCCAAATTACGGCGTATCGGTAGAGGAAAAGAACCTTACCGATATGTGTTTGAAGGCGAAGCACTCGCCAGCGTCACAGGCGGCGTTTCTTACCAAGCATTTGAACGTCTGGATTCAGACGGACCAAGCTTTGTACGATACGCAAGCGTGGGCGAAATGCGGTAATTCAACGCTGAAGATTGAGGACTACTACGGCAAACCGTGCCGTATTGCTCTCGATTTGGCGTCTAAAATCGATATTGCCGCGAAGAGTCTTCTGTTCGATGAACCGGACGGCACAGTAACGGCGTTTCCGCGCTTTTACTTGCCGCAAGCCGCAATCGACAAGTCGAAGAACGCTTCGTATGCGGGATGGCAGATAGAAGGCCACATTAAAGTCACTGACGGCGACGTTATCGACTTTAACCAAATCGAGTCGGACATTCACGAAGACATGTCTAACTTCGATGTGTTGGAGATTGGCGTTGACCCTTGGCAATCGACTCAAATGTCGACATCGCTAATGGGTCTAGGCGCTAACGTTGTCGAATTTCGACAGGTGCTTGCCAACTTCTCAGAGCCAACCAAAGAGCTAGACGCAATGATGCGCGAAGGGCGCATTGTCCACGACGGCAACCCGGTTATGGCTTGGATGATTGGCAACGTGGTTGGACACTACGACGCTAAAGAGAACGTGTATCCGCGCAAAGAACGACAAGAAAACAAAATAGACGGCGCTGTATCGCTGATTATGGCTCTTGGCTTAAAGCTAAAGGGCGAAGTGCAACAGTCGTCTTATCTTTCATCAAGCGACCTTCTTATATTGGGATAACGGGCGTGAAGTCTGCATTGGTTGATTTCGTCGGTCTATGCGGCGCGGCGCTCATTTCCTACGGCGCGTGGCTGATTTAT